GTCTGGGTATGGAAGTGATGCATGAACGTAATGCTCACAACTTCCCTCTTGACCTTGCTGCTGCTGATAGCACGCCTGTTGCTCTTACTGCTCCAGCAATTGGTTGACAGACCAAACAAAATCTGATATCATTAGGGGGAAATAACTTCCCCCTTTTTTTATGGATATTACTGTATTTAAAATTAAAGGTTGTGGATATTGTGTGAAAATAAATGAGTTGATGGAAAGAGCTCAAATTGAATACACCACAATCATGGTTGATGATGAAATTACATCAGAAGAATTTAAAGAAAAATTTCCTAATGCTTCTGGATTTCCTTATGTTATAATTGATGGAGAACCTGTCGGAGGATTGGTAGAAACTGTAAAACTTTTTGTTGAGAAAGGTTTGGTTTCTTCTAGAAAAAAATGAAAGATCTGTCAATAAATAAAGGTGTAGAGCTGATGCTCAGACGGAGGTTGAAGAAGGAAGAACCAGAAAGATATGGTTTAAAGATCAAGAAAACTTTTTCCCTCCTAAAAAAAGAATTTCAAATCAAATTTGAATTTACTTGGAGGGATTTAAAACCAACAAGGGAGAATTAAAATGGAAGCAGCAACACCATACATCCTGTTCTTCAGTGGGATAGGTATCGTCGGTTCATTTGTTGTCGGTTTCATGCTAGGATGGTTTGGAAACGATATTGTCTATGCTTTTTTGAATAAGAACAGAATCGAACCATTACATCCAGAAATGTTTGACGAGAACGGTCAACTAATTCCCGATGAAATTGTCGCTGTTAGATTTGAAAGAGACGAGGACGAAGAAGACTACGAGGATTGAATATGATTTTGATTGACATGAACCAGATTATGATTTCTAATCTCATGGTTCAACTAAAAAATGATGCTTTGAATGAAAAACTGGCGAGGCATATGGTCCTCACTAGTTTGTTATCTTATGAAAAGCAATACGCCGAAGAGTATGGAGAGATCGTATTAGCATACGATTCAAAACATTACTGGAGAAGAGAAGTATTCCCTTATTACAAACAGAATAGAAAGAAAGACAGAGAAAAATCCAACCATGATTGGAATAATATTTTTGAAGTTCTGAATAAAATTAGAGATGAAATTAAAAATTACTTTCCATATAAAGTAGTTGAAGTCTATGGTGCTGAAGCAGATGATGTTATCTCTACCCTATGTAAAAATAAAGGAGCATATCCTGTTCTAATTCTTTCTGGTGATAAAGATTTTATTCAGCTACAGAAGTATCCTGGGGTCAAGCAATTAAATCCCATCATGAAAAAGGAAGTCAGTCATGATAATCCTTATGTGTTTATTAAAGAACATATTTTGAAGGGAGATAAGTCTGATGGTATACCTAACTACCTTTCTTCCGATGATACATTTGTTAGTGGTGTAAGACAAAAACCTATAAGTAAGAAAAACTTAGATAAGTGGGTTGATCAAGACCCATCTGTTTTTTGTACCACTCCAGAATTACAAAAAAATTATTATAGGAATAGACAATTAATTGATTTTGATTATGTTCCTTCCGAGATAGAAAAAAAAATCATGGAAGAATATACTTCACTAAATAACATTGAAAAGAAAGTTCCTTTAGAATATTTCCGTGACCATCAACTATCTGATCTGATGGAAGCCTACTATTTCCGTAACAAGATTAATTTTTAACTATGAAACTACTAATTTCCGAAGTGTTGCAGAAAGTTAGCAACGCTAAAACTAAAGCTGAGAAAGTTAAACTACTTCAGGAATACAATACACCAGCTCTACGAGCAATTCTAATTGCTAATTACGATGAGTCTATTGAATCTTTGCTTCCAGAAGGAGCAGTTCCTTATACTCCTAACGAAGCACCAAAAGGTACTGAGCATACTGTACTAGAACATGAGTACCGTAAGTTGTATATCTTCTTTAAAGGTGGATCATCTATCAAACAAATGATGAGAGAGAATCTTTTCATTCAAATGATCGAAGGATTACATGCTGAAGAAGCAGAAGTTCTAGTTCTGATTAAAGACAAAGGACTACAAAGAAAATATAAGATTACGAAAGCTTGTGTAGAAGAAGCATTCCCTCAAATCAAATGGGGAGGTCGTGCTTGAGCATTAAAATTTTACATCAAAACTGTGACCCAGTATTAGCTGAAGATAGAACACTTCCCTACACAACTTACTTAGTTAATTACCAAAACGAAAGCAACGAACAGTGTTATGATATTGTCATTGCTAATAAGAAAGTAGATATCTTTGATTTTTATTGGGATAAATATCGAGAAGGTTTAAAATCATTTAAACAAACTGAAGGTAGAGTTAATCCTAAAGTTTGGTTCCATAAAACAGAAACAAAAAAGAAGAGGTAGATTGATGGAGAAGATGGGTAAACATTACATGTTGAATTTATATGGTTGTTCGTTTTCTCTTTTAGATAATGAATTTTTTCTTTGTGATCTGTTAGAAAATGCAGCAGAGTCAAGTGGAGCACATGTACTTCAAACGATTTACGAAAAGTTTGAACCTCAAGGTGTTACTGTTGCTTGTATACTTGCTGAAAGTCACATAACTATTCATACTTGGCCAGAGAAAGGAGAAGCAGCAGCAGATATTTTTACATGTGGTGATGCCCAACCTAAGATAGGATGTGATATACTTATAGAACAACTCGATGCCAAAGATTTTACTTTGGATTATGTAGAACGGTAACAAACAATACAAAAAATAAATAATATATAGTAAACGTTCATTCGCTATTCCCAAATAGCGAACGGAAGTAAGCGACACGGAACGGATCGTTCATCTATGGAAACACTCATCTTGACTTGCTTACAGGCACAATTAATGGCAGGGAGAGTTCTTAAAGCAGACATCCCTAATCATGCTAAAAATGATTTAGTGTGGGAGATCAAACAAGTATCTCCAAAAGAGTGTAAACTAGACGCAAAGGTTGACTGAAGGAACGCCACCTAACCCACAAAGTAAAGGAGCAAACCTATGGCGCTTATTTTAATCAGAAACAAAATTTTAAAAGAGCAACGTCTATATCAAGCACAACTTCATATGGCAACTCGCTAATAGATTCAGGGGGCATTGCCCCCTTTTTTATTGACATCTTATAATACGTGTGGTAGAATACAAACAAATCTAGTGGAGGAAAGATGTCTTCATTAAAGAAAGCAACCAAGCTGCTTACAAAAGCATTGGATGATCCGAGATATTCTTATGATCAATATGTTGAAATCTTAAAGCGTAGGCATAAGATTAAACAACTACGCCAACAAATTAACAACGATAGAAAAGCATACCAAGGATTTGGATACACCTATGACCCAATCGAAGCTCTACAACGAACAGACGAATATGCCAGTAAAATTGATATCGGTGACGCCAGAAGCGGAACAGATGATGGGGTACATAGCGAGGGTGAGCAACCCACAGAATCAGGAGAATCGTAGCGTTGCTCCTTTGCTCAAGTATTGTATCCAGCATCAGCACTGGTCAGTATTTGAGCAGGCACATATGTCTCTAGAGATTGAAACCAATCGTGGTATTGCCGCTCAAATTCTGAGGCATCGTTCGTTTACATTCCAAGAGTTCTCTCAACGTTATGCTGACAGTTCTTTGCTGAGTGATTACATTCCTGTGCCAGATCTTCGTCGTCAGGATAACAAGAATCGTCAGAACTCTATTGATGATATTGGTGAGTATGAGAAACTTACTCTTCAAAGTAAGATCCAAGAACACTTTGCCGAAGGAATGAAACTCTACAAAGAACTTCTAGGTCATGGTGTGGCAAAAGAATGTGCCAGATTTGTTCTTCCTCTAGCAACACCCACTCGTATCTACATGACTGGATCTGTTCGTTCATGGATCCACTATATAGATCTACGGAGTGCTCACGGCACTCAGAAAGAACACATGGATATTGCTAACGCTTGTAAGCAAATCTTTGCTGAACAATTCCCTATTTGTGCTGAAGCTTTGGAGTGGAACTAATGCCTACATACCCTGTAATACATAAAGAAACTAAAGAAAAGAAAGAACTCTACATGACAATGGCAGAGTACGATCAATGGAGAAAAGATAATCCTGAATGGGATAAAGACTGGCAAGCTGGCATCGGTGGTGTTGGTGAAGTCGGTGATTGGAGAAACAAGATGGGCAAGACTCATCCTGGATGGAATGAAATTATGAACAAAATGAAAAACGTACCTGGATCAAAAGTGGAGTGGTAATATGCCTAGAGCAAGAAAAAGAAATCAACCAGATATTAACGGTATGAGTCTCAAACAAATGAAAAGAAGGAAGCCTATTAATGCTGACTATCTTTTAAACATTGAACCTCTTACAGATAACCAACGTGTTATGTTTGAGGAGTATGGTAAAGGACAGCATCTATTTGTTTATGGTGCTGCTGGTACTGGTAAAACATTTGTGGCATTGTACCTAGCTCTTCGTGATGTACTGGATGAGAACACACCATACGAAAAAGTATATGTTGTTCGCTCTCTAGTTGCCACTAGGGAGATTGGATTCCTTCCTGGTACACATGAAGACAAAGCATCTCTCTATCAAATTCCATACAAAAATATGGTAAAATATATGTTTGAGATGCCTGATGATGCTTCGTTTGATATGCTCTATGAGAATCTCAAGCATCAGGAAACTGTTTCTTTCTGGTCTACTTCTTTCCTTAGAGGTACTACTCTAGATAAAGCAATTGTAATTGTGGATGAATGTCAGAATCTAAACTTCCATGAGTTGGATTCTATCATCACTAGGGTTGGTGAAGATACAAAGATCATGTTCTGTGGTGATGCTAGTCAGTCTGACCTACAAAAAACAAATGAACGAACAGGTATCATTGACTTCCAAAGAATTCTACAACAAATGAAAGAAGTATCTCTCATTGAATTTGGTGTAGAAGATATTGTAAGATCTGGATTGATCAAGTCCTATATTATTGCTAAAATTAATCTTGGTTTCTAATGAAATTATTTAATCACACTGGTATTATTGAACCGATAGAGATGGACACAGTTACCATCGAAAACAAACGTTATTATGTCACACCAACTGGATTCAAACATCCATCGGTTACCACTGTGATTAGTAATAACAGTAGGAAACAAAAGGTTCTTGCTGAATGGAGACGTAGAGTTGGCAAAGAAAAAGCACAACAAATATCTACTCAAGCTTCTGGAAGAGGTACTAGATACCATAAACTTGTTGAAGATTATCTCAACAATGAATTGAATCTAGAACGATATAAAGATCAACCTCTTCCAGTGCTTATGTTTAATTCTACGATCAAGATTTTGGATCGTATAAATAACATATATCTTCAGGAAGCAGCATTATATTCTGATACTTTAGGAATTGCTGGAAGGGTTGATTGTATTGCTGAGTTTGATGGTGAACTATCCATCATAGATTTTAAAACCTCAAAGAAAATCAAAGAAGAGGATCACCTCTACGATTATTACGTTCAAGAATGTGCATACGCCTGTATGCTTCAGGAAATTTATGGTCTCTCAGTAAAAAAACTGGTTACTATTGTTTCATGTGAGGACGGTGATAGTCAGGTCAGTGTACAACCACCTAAAAAAGAATACTTCTTAAGACTACAAGAGTACATCCAGGAATATAAAGAAAAAAATGATAGACATATTGGAGGATAAATTTATGACGACTGCGAAGTTCTCGCAGGATGTGGAAAAAATTGCTATCGAATATTCAATGAATTATATCGATGCTATTATTCATTATTGTGAGAAGAATGAAATTGAATTGGAGCTTGTACCTAAACTAATTTCAAAACCATTGAAAGATAAACTTAAGTATGATGCTCAGAAACTTAACTATATGAAGAAGACTTCACGAGCAAAATTAATGTTGGTTTGATATGTCAGAATTTTTTAAATCCGAAATGGTACGAGGTGAAGTTCAACACATTATGGAACTTCAACAATATTGTTTTCAATGTGCTGCTGCTTTTCCTGTCTTAAAAAAAGAAAAGAAGAAAGAATACTTTGAGGTTCTTGAAGAATTAATTGAAAAACAAAAGATCTTTACAGCTCGTCTAACATTAAGTGATGATCCAGAAGCAGTTGATATGGCAGAAACAATGAAACAATCTGCTATAATGTTAGGAGCAAGTCCAAACACATCATTAACTGGTGTGTTTGATGATCTTCTTAAAAAAGTTCAAGCAATGAAAGCTAAATTAGCGGCAGAGGGTTGACGCCGACCCCCTGCCGTGTTATTATATGTAAGTGATCAGGCGTCACACAGACCAAATCCTATTTAATCCGAGGTAATCCTATGTCTTTTGCAGATCTTAAGCGTAAATCCCAGAACAGTTTTGAGTTCCTCCAGAAGGAACTTGAGAAGACCGTATCCACTGGTGGCGGTGCTGATGAACGTTTCTGGAAACCAGAACTTGATGCTTCTGGTAATGGTTACGCTGTTATCCGCTTCCTCCCTGCCCCTAAAGGTGAAAGTATTCCCTGGGCAAAACTTTATTCTCATGCCTTCCAAGGTCCTGGTGGTTGGTACATTGAGAACTCACTGACCACTACTGGCGGGAAAGATCCTGTCGGTGAAGTCAATCGTAAACTGTGGAACAGTGGCAGTGATGAAGATAAAGAAGTTGCTCGTAAGCAGAAACGTAAACTTGCTTACTACAGTAACATCTATGTTGTGAAGGATCCTAAGAATCCCGAGAACAATGGTAAAGTATTTCTTTATAAGTATGGTAAGAAAATCTTTGACAAGATTCAAGCAGCAATGCAACCTGAGTTCCAAGATGAAACTCCTGTGAATGTGTTTGATCTGTGGGAAGGTGCTAACTTCAAACTGAAGATCAAAACTGTTGCTGGTTACTGGAACTACGATAGTTCTGAGTTTGATTCTCCTTCTGCTTTGTCTGCTGATGATGAAGTTCTTGAGGGTATCTACAACCAAGAATATAGTCTGGAAGCATTCACTGCTCCCGATCAATTCAAAACATACGAAGAACTTGAGCAACGTCTCAACCTTGTTCTTGGTCTCACTCAAACCCCAGCTGCTGCCCGTGCTGCTACTGTTGTGAACCGTATGGATGATGAAGAAGATGAAGACTTCGCTGCTCCTGTACGTCGTGAACCATCTCTACCTAAAGTTTCTACTGCTGTAGATGATGATGACGATGCCCTGAGTTACTTCGCTCGTCTTGCTGAGGAAGACTGAATCTAAAACATAAAATCACCTTTGGCGGAAAAATTTTTCCGCCAATTTTTTTGTCTAAAAGTTCAACCAGATTTTTTAACTAGACTGTTGATCCTATCAGTAGATTCTTTATAGAGATTAGTCTTCCTAAAGCTTTCTATAAAAGATGTTAAATACTTTGGTTTAAGTAAATAGATTTCTCTTTTCTTTTCGTTCTCTTTTACTTCGTAATCAAAAATATATACTGGTTGTGATACTGTATTTCCTGGTACAGATATAACTTGACTTCCATTCCAATATGTGAATGGAGAGTTATAAAACTTTTGATCTACAACGATGCCTGGTTTTAAAGCAACAGCATCGACGCCACCAACTTTATATCCAGCTTTAGTTTCTATAGTTTCGTAGTGATGAATAGTTTCGTATGGATCATCATACTGTGCTTCACAAAACTTTCTTAATTCGTATTCAGACAATGGCATATCAAACAATGGATTGATCATGTTGTTTGTTAGCACAATGATCCAATCATAAAAGGGATTGCCGTATGCTTTTTCTGCTATCGTATCTAAACGTTCACCATCTTTAATAGAATATTTTTTAAAGACAACTGAGTAAGAAAATATATCTTGGTTGACTTTATATCTTCTAAAGAAATTTTTAACAATAACATAATCAGATTCAGAAAAAGGATATCTGATTGGTTTGTTATCGTATTTTACAAATGGTGTGTAAGAAAAATACATTAGTATGATGCTCCATCTATAGTAATTTCTTGTCTGAAGAGTAGTTTTGTTTCAGTAAATCCTAAGCTTAATTCAGTTGCTACTGGAGATTTAGTATCGTCATCTGATTCTGTGCTTCCTCCGTATGTAGCATAAGATCCATCAGGTGTGTAGTTTACATTTACACTAGTGATAGCACATGTTTTAAACTGAGAAACATATTTGTTTGCTGATGGTCCACTCATGAATGTTACTTGACATAGATTTGGAATACCAATGTAATTACTGTTGGTATCTTCATTAGGTTTTGCATCTGGATTAAACCATTTGCCTATAGCATCACCAGATTTAGTCCAAAAATCATCAGGTGCTGTTGAATAACTTGGTAAAGAAGCTTTTTTGAATGTGTTACATATTGCTCTTATTTCTTTTGCTTCTTTAGAATCACGAGGAGACATTTTAAAAGACAAATCAAATTGTCTTAAACCAAATCCACCAAACATTAGTTCTGTATTTGGATTTAAAATAACACCACCAATACCACCAAGAACATCTTCAATATTAACTTCACCTCCTATGCCTCCTGGTAATTTATTCAGTGCTTCTACAATAGCTTGAGCCCCTACACTTGGACCTCTTTCTGCTACTCTTCCTATCATTTGACCTATATTTGCTAAGGTCTGTCCTGGTTTTCCTCCTATCCCTCCTCCAGATAATCTTAAAATATCAGCACCAGTATTAGTAAATCCTTTACCAGCCCACTGTGTTTCTATTTTACTTTGTATATCTTCTGGCATGTAAAGAAAAATAGTATTTAAACCAGATGGTGTAAGTTGTTCAGCAGAAGCATTATATCCATCTAAAGTACTTGCTGTTTGATTGAGTTTGTAATCTCCATTTCCATCTGGTGTGACGCCACTTGTTCCAAATTGAAATGGTGGATTATATTTGTAAAAATCAAAACGAACATAGTCTGTAAAGTTATCGTATACATGATCTTTAGGATAACGATAAGATCCACCAGATGATACTTTGTTTGTCTTGTTGTTGAAAGTAATTGTTGCTGCCATTAGTATGACTTAATAATTCGTTGTGCTTTTAATCTATCTTGATACTTATCGTTGGTTTCATTCCAAACTAATTGTCTATCATAAGGTAGTTTTCTAGAACCAGATGTTATAACAAACTCTTCTACTGGCAACAGAATACACGTTTCCCATTCAGGTTCAATTAAATCAACGAACAAACTTTTTACATGATCATTAATATATTTATGGATACATACCTTAGGTATATCAATCCTACCCTCCTTTAATTTATTGATGACTGGGATTCTTTTCTTTGGTTCTATGTAATGTAAGTTAGCACCTATGATGTATTCTCCTGTGCTACGTAGTACATAAACCAAAGGAAATTTATCATAGTATGGTAAGTGTTTCATCTTAGCTTCATACTCAAAGAAATAAAGATGACCCATGAGTGCTCTACGTCTCAGCATATTCTCATCATTAAATCCTTCTGGATCATGAGAATCTTTACGCTCATCTTTAATTAATTTTTCTGGTTCTTTCTTGTAAGTAGCAGCAATGGTATTGATTGTTTGTTTGTACCAACTCAACCCATGCTTCTCTCCATTTGTTGCCTTGGATACTTTTTCAAAAAGAGTCACATAACCTTTAGATGTATCCACCTTCCTGACATCAGGTTTAAACCCCATGCCAGAAGTATGTGTTCTTTTCTTTGCCATTTACTATACTCCTAAGTGGTCTTCTGTGAGTATTAAAAATTTCATCTGCCTATCCTCACAAAAGTCCTTAGCCGCTTCCCACTTAGCTTGATTTTTAATGAACGTTAGGACTTCTCTTTTCCAAGCGGCAGTTTTTCTTTTAGGTTTATCATTAGGTCCAATGACTTGACGCTTTGGTTTTACTTCTATGATATATTTTGTAATAGATCCATCTCTGCTTCTAACTTTGATATAAAAATCGGGATAGTATCTGTGTACTCTACCATCAGTAGGACAAAGATAAGGAACTATTACTTCTTCACTCCCCCACTCAATTATACTATCATTGTGGTCACAGAAAACCATAAATTTTCTTTCCCACATTGAGCGATAGATAATCCTAGTTGGATTACCTCTATACTTACGGGGGTTACTCGGTTTATATTGTCCAGAGTATGCCATAAATATAAATAAACCTTCCACAATTATTTAGCGTGGCAAATAAATCAATTTCTACTTTTATGGAGACTATCGCCAAGCATGGTGGTATGTCTTACAGTAATAATTATGATGTTGAATTTATGTTTAAGAGTGATGCTATCATTCAAAGATTTAAATCTTTTGGTATTAGCACTAGTACTTCATTAACATTAACTAGTACTGACGCAAGTAACCCTGGTTCAATCGTTAAATTATTTTGTGACGAAGCTCAACTTCCAAATATTCAAGCTGCTACTGGTCAGATTACAGGCATGATGCTTGGTGAAGGTATGGTTAATTATCCACACACCAGAATGTATTCTGACTTCCAACTTTCCTGGATGTGTGATGCTAATATGACTCCATTAAAATTCTTGGAAGTGTGGTATAGTTGGATCTTTCAGGAGCTTGATACTACAGGAACACAAGTATCATCTGGTAAGTATCAAAAGAAAAAAACACTTGATGAAATAAAAGGTGGATCAGGAGCAGGTGGTGGTAATGCTATTGAGAGATTTAAATCAGTAAGACTTAATTATCCATCTACATATCTTTCTAATATCATTATTACAAAGACAGAAAGAAGTAGAAACGCTCCTAATGGTAGAGCACCTGTTTCATACACTATGATTGATGCTTTTCCATATAGTATTGATGCTGTACCTCTTTCTTATGGAGCATCACAGGTAACTAAAGTGTCTGCTAACTTTTATTATGCTAAGCACTACGTTACTCATAATGATATCCATGGATTTGACGGATAAATATTAATACGAAAGTGATTTATTGCTATGCCTTTACCAAAGCCTACTGTACCAACTTATGAACTTGAGTTGCCATCTACAGGAAAGAAAATTAAATACAGACCATTCTTAGTTAAGGAAGAAAAGATTCTATTAGTAGCAATGGAATCTGAAGATGAGAATGAAATTAAAAATGCTGTCAAAGATATTTTAAAGAACTGTATCCTAACTAGAGGTGTTAAACCAGAAGAACTTGCCTCTTTTGATTTGGAATATTTGTTCTTAAAGATTAGAGCAATTTCTGCTGGTGAAGATGTATCATTGAAAGTTACATGTCAAGATGATAATGAAACTGTAGTTAATGTTGACATCAACCTGAATGATGTTGAGGTATATAAACCTGAAGGTCATACCAATAAAATTATGGTTGATGATACCATTGGTATGGTCATGAAGTATCCTGCTATGGATAGTTTTGTTAGTGTTACATTGATGGAGAATGATTTAGAGACTACTGATGAAGTTTTTTCAATGTTGATATCATGTATCGATCAAATTTTTGAGGGTGATGAAGTATGGGATGCTGCTACAACACCTAAGAAAGAACTGCTTGGATTTATAGAAGGATTTACTCAGCAACAATTTGCTAAGATCCAGGAATTTTTTGATACCATGCCTGTACTACGCCATGAATTCAGTGTTGTTAACCCTAACACAGGTGTTGAATCGACTTACACGTTGGAGGGTCTCCAATCTTTTTTCGGATAAGTTTGTTCTATAATACTCTTGAGAATTACTATAGAACAAACTTCACTCTTATGCAGGACCATAAATATAGCTTGACAGAGATTGAAGAAATGATACCATGGGAGAGAACTATTTACATCTCCTTATTGAATCAATATCTTAAAGAGAAAGAAGAACAACAGAAAGCCCAACAGAGATGAATCAAGAAGGCAACTCAGAACTAGAGAAAAGAAGTGTAGAACTTTCTATTAATGAGGTGCAATCCAATGATCAAACACAACCTGTTACAATAGATGTAGAAGCACCATCAAATGATCTTGCTGATAGGATGGCAAGTGCTTTTGATAGGAACTTAGATAAACTTATTGAGGATGTACAAGCACCTCCACCACCAGTTAAAATATCTAAACCTAAGAAAGTAAAGGGTGTCAAGGTAAAGAAAGTTAGAACAGTAAAGATAAAACAACATGCTTACAAACCTAAGCAAGGTAAAGACTCTAGCTTCAATGCTTTTGTAGGAAGTAAGATAGGATCTGCTTTTTCATTAGCAGCAACTGCTAGAAGAAATGCTAAACTAGCAGGTGAAGAAGCAAAACCTAAAGGTTATTTTTTAAAACAAGCATTAGGGTTTGAGTTTGGTGGAGATTTAATTAATAGAACGAGGGGAACATTTTCTAATGATCCTACAGCAGAAGATGATCCAAGTCTATCTAAGGGAGAAAGATTTGCTGCCAGGCTACAAAGAACTGAAGCTCCAATGGGAGTTAATAAATCAGCAAGCACTGTACCATATACTCAACCATCTTTATTTGATACTAATCAATACACACAGGTTGTTGATAATTCCTTAGGAGAACATATTCAAAAGGCGGTAAAGAAATTACAAAGATGTTTTGAAAAAGTTGATAAATCTCTATCAAATATATCAGCTGATAAAAATAAAGAAAAGCAAACAGTATCAGAAGAAAATACTACTATTGAAATTTTATCTGAGAAATTTTTAAAAGTAAAGGATACTATAAAAGAAAATAATGTATTGAGAAGAACTTTTAATACATTAAAATCTAAAGAAATAGAAGCGTATAAAAAAGCAGAAGAAAAAAGAAAAGAAGCTATTCAAGAATCTCAATTAGAGAATGAAAAAAATACTGCTGGCACTGTTGGTTACAATGATCCATATATAAACAAACCAAAAGGAAAAGGAATGCTTGAAAGAGCATGGGATTTTATTGCTGGTAATGATGATGAGGAAGATGATGGAGGTGATGATAGTGGAGGTCCTAGTATAGATTTACCAGATAGAGAAAAACCTCCAAAACCTAGAGTCAAACCAAGAAGACCTGGATCAAGATTAAGATTAGCAAGAAGACAATTTAATAGAATGAGACGTGGTGTGGAAGGAGGAATAAAAAGAGCTGGAGAATTTGCTGCTGAAAAGGGTGGAAAAATTGGTGGGTTTCTACAACGAAAGGGTGGAGATCTTTTAAATTTTGGTAAAAAATATGGAACAAAAGCTGTAGAAGCTTCAAAAGGATTGTGGGATAATATAGGAGAAAATATAGCTAAACGAGTTGCTTTTGCTGGGGCAAGAAACGCTGGTAAGTATGCTCCTGGTATATTATCAACAGGATTTTATGCAGCAGATACTGCTGATAGATTAAATAAAAAGGATTATTTTGGTGCTTGGTTGAATGGTATAGGTTATGGAGCAGATGTATTTGCTACTGGATCCGCTGCTGCTTCTGCTGGTCCACAAGCTCCTGCTACTGGTGCTGCTGCTGGAACAGCAGAACTTGTTTCTGGTATTGCTGATAGTATTAATTTTGTTAGAGATATTTTTGGGTATTCGGAACCAAAAAAGAAAATGTCTGAGGGTGGCATGGTTAAACTTGCCAAGGGAGGAATGGTTCCTGCTATGGTAGGTGAAGCAGGACCAGAATTAATTACACCAGCATCACCATTTGCTTCTATGCCTATGATGATGGGGTCTCCAGCAGCATCATCAATTGCTACTATACTAGGAGCAACATCTAGTGTAATGAATAGTGCTGGACCTGGCGCTGCTGCCATTAAACCTTTTATTGATCAAACCATATCTCCTCTTGCTAAAATATATGGTAAACCAGATTTGAATATACAAACTAAGGTAGGAAATAATTTAGGTAATGTAAAAGAACCTGATCGAAAAGGTGGCATACTTGGATTGTTAAAAAAATTAGTAGGATTTATTACTGGTAAAGATGAGGGAGATGATGGAGAAGATGGTGGTGGAGATAATGGAAGTAATGATAATAATTATAATGGTGGCGGAGGAGATTGGGCTCCATTGTTAGCATTGATAAGAAAAGGTGAAGGTGGTTATGAATCTATAGCTGGTAAAGATCCTATTAAAGGATTGACTGATTGGACTATTCAAAAAGTAGCTTCTTCTGCTCCATCATTTGCTGGTGCTTATCAATTAGATCCGCGTAGTGTTATTTCGTGGGCAAAAGATGTTGGATTGAAACCAGAAGATAAATTTAGTCCAGCAAATCAAGATAAAATTGCTGTTGGATTGATTGAAAATAGAGCTCAAGGTAAAAAATGGAGATCAAAACAAATTAGTGATGAACAATTTGGTAATAATCTTGCTTCAATATGGGCAGCTCTTCCTGTTTTATCTCCTACAAATGGCAAACAAAGAGGTGTTAGTTATTATGCTGGAGTAGGTTCAAACAAAGCAAATATAAAACCAGAAGAAGTAGAAGGAGCATTCAAACAAATAGGATCTGGATCATCTAATGTAGCATCTAACCCATCAACTACACCAACAAATCCTGGTAATCCATCTCCAACAACTAAAGATTCTAACCCTTCAAAAACAAAACAAAGATCAGCAAACGCAACTAGATCAACTACTACACCATCTCCTTCTTCTAATACTAAACCAGTCACTCCTTCTCCATCTGTAGCTAATGATGGTGGTGGTATATTAAGCATCTTAAATCTTGGTGGTAAATCTTCTTCTGCTTCTGGTGGAGGTGGAGGTTTTGCTGATACATTTAAACCATTGATTGAAGCTCCTGCTGCTGCTTATACTGCTATACAGCATCTAAGACTTGCTCAGAATTAATCTAAATATTAAGTGGGGGTAATGGCATCACATGGGCGCTAGTACGGTTTCATATACTAAAGCAAATTACGGGAACCTAGGAAAGTGGTTTGGTGATAAGGTTAAATCTGCTGCAAACATGGCAGCGGAAGAAAGAAAGTATGCCAAAGAACATGCTGAACAACAAAGAAAGGAAGGTGTACCTGAAGAAGAAATAAAAAAGACAGGTAAAGGATACTTCTTTGGTAAAGCATTGTCACATGAATTTGGTGGTGATTTAATTAGAAGAACAAGAGGAACATTCTCTAATGATCCATCAGATACAGAAGATCCAGCACTAACTAAACGTCAAAGGTTTTCTAACTTAGTTAGAGGTGGTGATGTAGTAACACCACAACCATATAAACAACTTGAACTAGATCTAGGTAACACTGGTGGTAAAGATAAGCAAGTTAATGTAGAAGATAAGAAATTAAAATCCTGGTTGACTGTAGCATTTGATGGCGTAGAAAAATCATATCAAACTATAGCAGATAAGTTATCTAATCTTTCTAAAGAAGATAAAGATACAAATGATGAGCAAGTTAAAACCCATAGGTTAATAACAAAGGTTACTTCTGGATTAACTACTGTTAAAAACTTCTTCAATAAAAATAATAAGATACAAGAAGAACAAAATAAAATAGAATCACAGCAATTAGAATTGAGTCTAGATCAATCTAATGCTGATGAGATGAAGCAAAGAGAAAATCAGTTAGAAGTACAAAAAAATTCTGATAGTGTACAACAAGTTAACGATCCTTACACACAACAAGATGGAGAAGATGAAGAGGGTGGAGGAAAGAGAAATCTTTTAGATAGAATGTTAGACTTTGATATGGATCGTCGTGGAAGATTTAGAAAGAAAGGTTTCAAAAGAAGATATGCTAGAAGAAAATTTAATAATTTCAAACGTGGATTAGGTAGAAGAACAAGAAGACTACGTAGGAGAGGAAGAGTAGGATTTGGTAGAGCTCTTAGAAGATTTAAATTATCTGAAGGTGGAACAGCAGCACCAAATATTACTAATAATATAGATCAATCTACAGAGGTACAAACACCACAAGCACAGAATAATATAGTACCACTTTCAAAAGCTATAGAACCAAAGACTATTACAAAACCAGTACCAAATGTAAAAGCAAAAACTAAATTAGCAAGGGGTGGTATTGTTGATAACCCAACTACTACATTACTAAGTCCTGGTCAGTCAGTGATACCATTGAATAGAAATAATCCTGTAGCAGCAGCATTTAAACAACAAAAGCAATCCAATAATAATAAAAAAGATCCAGCAGGAAAACGAATGGGTGATCAATTAGCAACAGCATTACAGTTGCCAGCACAAGCAGCTGGTGGTTTGCTGTTGTCTACTATGGCATCTGTTTTTAAAAGACTTGGTGGTGTAGGACAGATGATTGCTCCATTCTTCACTCAATTATTCAGACCACTAGCAACTGTGTTTGGATTGCCTGCTACAGTTGTTGGATCATTATTGGGTGGTGGTCCAGCAGCTGCTGCTACTTTAGACAGTAAAGATATAGCAGATTTCCTTAAAGGTGGTAAAGATTCTGGTAAAAAACGTAAAGGTGGCAGCGGAGGAGGCGGTGGTGGAGGAGGAAATCCTCCTAGTTCTACACCAGGAAGTTTAATGGCTGATGTACAAGCAGACTTAGGTAAATCTGCTTCTGATATGAAAGGTGAGATATCTAGTAGTGGTGCTTCTGGTATAGTTGATCCAACAAAAGATGCGTGGTGTGCTGCCTATGTCAATTCACAATTGAAAAGAAATGGTATTCAAGGATCTGGATCTCCAGCAGCAGATAGTTTTGAGAAGTGGGGATCTCCAGTAGATAAAAATAATATTCAACCAGGAGATATAATTGTTGGTGATTATGGTGGAGGATCTAGATCACATGTTATGTTTGCTAATGGAACTCCTAAGGGTGGATACGTAGATCTAATTGGTGGTAATCAAAGTGGTAAAGTTAGTGCTGGTTCTATAGCATTATCGAAGATTGATTATGTAAGAAGAGCATCCACTGGAAATGTCACTGTAGCTACTAAACCAACAACAAATCCACAACCAGCTTCAAAACCAGTCGCCCCTAATACAAAACCATCTTCAGCAAATAAACCTACAACTACTGTTGTAAATAGTGGTGGATCTTCTAAACCAAAATCACCACCAGCAACACTAGATCCTATAGGAGCAGTGAGTGGTTTGATTTCTTTATCTACTACAAATCCAGTATCTCTTCTTTATAAAGTTCATTGGTAAAACATGGCAAACGTTAATAATAAAAGTATAGAATTAATTAGAGCAACTCTATCTGATGTTAAAGGTACTGAGTATAATATTACACCAATTTGTGTGGCGTTTGCTTACTATGAAGATATATTTTCTCCATTTGTTACTGCTGTTCTACATGTGGTAGATAGTGGTATGAATTTAATTGGATCTCTACCTATTCAGGGAGGAGAAAAGGTATACCTTAAAATAAAAGATGTAAAAGATAATTTATTTGAATACGAATTACATGTATGGAAAATATACAACAGACAGTTCAATAAGAACACACAAAGTTATAATCTTGCTTTGATATCTAAAGAGGGTTTGTATAATGAAGGAGTTAGAATAACTGAAAAACTTTCTGGTCTGCCAGATAAAATTGTGAATGATATTATGACAAAGTATCTCAACACAACTAAAAAAATTGATGCTGAGACAGCAAAGTATAATATTAATTTCTATCCAAACGGAAAGAAAGCTCACTCAATTATTCAATCAATACAATACAAATCAGTACCAAAAAGTTCAACACCTGGGACTGGTAAATCAAAAGACAGTAAAAGAACTGGATCAAAATCTTCTATTCCAACTAATACAGATGCGGCATCTGGAACTGCTGGATATCTTTTCTTTGAGAATAAAGATGGGTTTGTATTTAAATCCATGGATCTATTATGTTCTGATGGAACAGATACATTTAAAGGAGCATCACCTGTTGCTACCTATACATATAAACCAACACTCAATCAATCCGATCCAAATAATTATTACATCATAGAAGAGTATGCTTTCACAGATGAACTTGATATGGTAGATCAAATGAGAAATGGAATCTATTCTACCTACATGGTGTTCTATAATTATTCTACAGGTTCTTATGAAGAATACACTTTTAATTTAGCAGATACATTTAATGCTATGTCACATTTAGGTAGTCAAACAAAACTACCACAGTTTCAAAGTGACTTATCTAATTATCCCACTAGAGTTATGTCTATGATTTTAGATCATGAGACATGGTTTAGTGGTGAAGGACCAGGATCTAATGAAGAAAAAGATTTAGGAAAAGATGCTACAAGTGGTGGATCAAATTTTCCAGACTATCAAAAGTATTATATTTCTCAGGGAATAGCAAGGAGATATCTGATGGAGAATCAGAAGATGGAAATTGTTATTCCAGGTAACATGACATTAAAGGTTGGGGATAAGATCAAAGTTTTAATTCCTAACATGTCTGCTGAATCTAGTAGAGAAACACAACAATATGATGAAGAAAATAGTGGTACATATTTGATATCAAAACTATCCCATAACAATATGTTTCTAAATACTTTTATGTGTAGTACAAAAATAGAATTGATTAGAGACACCTATGGTATTAAAGATTATTCCAGTAAAGTAAAGTGATATGGAACAAGTATTATCTACCCTCTTTCCAATACATCAAATAGGTTCCGATGGTTTCAACTGGTGGGTTGGACAGATCGAATCTAATAGTGGTGACGATCCTAAAAAATCTGGAAGATATAAGGTAAGAATTGTTGGACAGCATTTAAAAGATTGTAATGCTACCAAATCAGGTGACTTGCCATGGGCTAATGTAATGATGCCAGTCACTGTACCATTTACTGATGGTGGTACAAGTGGAGGTACAGTTAATTTAAAATTAGGTAACTGGGTTGTAGGATTTTATCTTGATAATGATAAACAGAAACCAATTATCATGGGATCAATTGGTCACACTGCTGGTGCCACATTAAAAACTAATGTGGAAAAAGATCCTGATCCAAACTCAACATGTAAATCTTTTACTACATTTTTAGATCCAAAGTCTAATCCATATCTTCATGCTCCTTTACCAGAAAAAGATAAGAAGAGTGGAGATACAACAAAAGATGATACAAAGTATACTAAAGTAGGTGAAGCTGGTCTTCCTGCTATCGCTACGGACACACCTCCTGCTGCTTTCTATGGACTGTTTGCTGAGAATACTGCTACCAATCCAACAGGTTCTAAAGTTTGTGTAGAGATTGCCAATCCAAAGTGTGGTTCTGAATCAGATTTGAAAGGTGGACTGACTAATATTCTCGGACAAATGTTGGCTGCTAATCAACAATCAGGAGGGCAGTTAGGAACTTATTATGTTAGCAAAGTTAATGGTGAACTAACCAATTATATTAACAATGGTAGAGAGTATATAAACAAAGCGATTAGACTTGTCACTAGTTTCATTAACCGCATCAAAGGTGAGATTGTTAAGTTAATAAGAAAAGGTGTTGATAGTTTAGTACAGTTACTACTCACAGAAGATGTTGCTGCTAAAGATTCTTTAGGAAATGTTAATACTGGTCCAGTAAACCCAGACCTAGGTATCAAACCTTTTGCTCCTGTAACTAAGAAACAAAGTAGACTCAAACCAATTCTAGATGCTGTCAATAAAGTATTAGAAGATCTTGGTTGTAGCATAGCAGATCTTACAGATAAAATTGCTCAGTGGTTGACTGATCTTTTGTTTGGTTACTTGATGGATGCTTTCAATGCTGCCACATGTTTAATCAATTCATTAGTAGATGGAATTATCAATCAGATAATGAGTTACTTGGATGAACTCATTGCTTCTGTTCTTGGACCTCTTCAAGAGTTATTGGCAATAGTAGCATCGCCGTTAGATCTTATTGGATCTGCTATTAATAGTGTGTTCCAATTGCTGGGCATTTCTTGTGATGGACCTGGATCTCAGTGTGAAAAGGTAACAAAAGAATGTACTGATTGTGGAACAGATGAAAAGAAAGATTGGTTAGATGATTTGATATCACAGTTAGAAAATGGACCATCTTATCCTGGTTCTGTTTGTCCAGATGCTCAATCAACAGCAATCTTAGATACGCCAACAAATATTATACCAATCGGTGGTGTTCCATCACCAGTTCCAACACCATCTCCTATTGACACAGTAGTTCCTGGAGAAAAAGTAATTAAATATCAATCAAGTAATATTATTACAGTTGAAGGAAGGGATGCTGTCTTTACTGTTCTTAGAACAGGTAACACAACAGTATCTTCAAGTGTAAGTTACACTACAATCAATGGATCGGCTACATTAGGAGTTGACTTTGTTGCTGCCACTGCTAGTACAGGAACGATAGGATTTGCTCCTGGTGAAACCAGTAAGCAAGTTATCTACACAACTTTAGTTGATAATCTTGTCGAAGGAACAGAAAATTTCATATTTAGATTAAGTGATGGAACAATTCCGCCAGGACATATTAATGTTTATCCAGATGGAAAAGATTTTACCTGTGAAATTTTAGATTATACTGGAGCTGGAAGCACTCCTGGTGGAGGTGGTGGAGGAGGTGGTGGAGGAACAACACCTACAGTCCCACCAATTCTTTCTATCACACAACCAGTAGTAGCTTTACCTATTCAACTCAATCCAATCCCTGTCATCCCATCGTACAGTGTAAACACAGATAAAAATTCTTATCAAGAAGGAGAGGTTGTGGTATTCAAAATTACTACAGTAAATGTTCCTGATAATACTGTTCTCAATTACACTATGGATGGTACATATATTACAACAGAAGACATTGTTGGTGGACAATTAACAGGATCATTTACAGTATTAAATAATCAATCTCAAGTTTCAATTACTCTAGCAACCAATGTAGATACTGATGATGAAACAACTGATGAAACATTATTCTTTAGAATCGATGATACTAATGCCTTCACATCAATTACAATTCTTGGTGAAGCATCTACCACTCCAGTCTATTCTGTAATAGCTGATAAGTATTCTTTAGCAGAAGGAGAAACAGTTACATACACAATCACTACAGTAAATGTTTCAAACAATACTGTATTAAACTACACTTTATCTGGTGATCAAATTACAAAAGATGATATTGCTAGTGGATCTTTAACAGGATCATTTACAATACAAAACAATACAGCAACAGTAGAAGTTAAAATAGCAGAAGATTCTATTGTAGAGCAAGCAGAACTATTGACATTTAAAATTGATAATACAACAGCATCCGTTGATGTAGTTATCACTGCTCAAAGTCAACCGTTTACAATTGATACAAACATACCTACGTATGCTTTACAAACAGATAAGTTCCAGTACGAAGAAGGAGAAACAATAGTTTATACTGTAACTACAACTAATGTTGCTGATGGTACAAAACTACAATACTCATTGTTCGGGGAACAAATTACAGCATCAGATATTAGCACAGGGTCTTTGTATGGAACGTTCGTGATCATTAATAATCAAGCGAAGTTCTATGTCACTATAGAAAAAGATTCTGTTATAGAAAATGATGAGTCAATGAGATGTGTTATCAGTGGTACTAATGCCTTTGCTGATATTATTATTCTAGGACAAATTACACCAGAAGATAATAAACCAGAGGACAAGATCATTAAAGAACCATGCTACAAGCAGCCAATCTTTGGTGCTCCAATCACTGATGCTAAAGGAGCAATCATTAGTATTCCTATTTTAGATTCTGGTTGCCCATATCAAGAACCACCTAAGATTATTATTACGGGTGGAGGTTATGGTGCTTCTGCTATTGCTTTATTGAATGATAAAGGATTAGTTTCAGAAGTAAGAGTTACTAGGGGTGGCATTGGATACCTGAAGAAAACTGCTCTCGAAGCAAACCTATCTTGTGTTATCGATTCATTTACATTACTAAATCCTGGCAGAGGATATACATCTGAACCAGAAGTTTATTTAAATGGTATTCCTAATCTAGCAAGAGCAAGAGTTAACGAACGAGGGTTTGTTTATAGTGTAGAGATCATAGATAGACAAACAAAATACACTGAGTTACCTGAGGTTACTATCATTGGTGGTGGTGGAGCAGGAGCCAGAGTTATCGCTTCTCTAACTTGCCTAGATATAGCAGAACTTGAGCGTAATGGTTATGCCAAGATCGGAACTGGTAAATATATTGACTGCCCATAATGACTGCTCCTACTAATAAGCCACAATCAGATCCAACAAAGACTCAAGGTTCAGTACCTTCTAGTGATTCTCCTAATTATAATGAAGTACCACAGATAGTTTGGTCACAACTAGAAGGTGCTGGATGGCTTAACTGTTGCTATACACTTGATGGTAAGTATGGTTGGGCAAAAACTAATGGTGAAATGGCAATCCATTTTGATACATTAAACAATATGATCTTTACTGCTGGTGCTCCTAGTGACTCGGGATGTGGTGGAAAGATGATTAATGTTTCCAAAGGAGGAAAGATTGATAAACATTCTTCCGTCTCAATTGAAGTGACTGGAAGACAAGATGATGGAAAAATAAGCACAACAAAAACAGATAAAGGAACTACAGAAGAAACAAAATCACCAGCATATTCTTTAAAAGTATATGGAGATATTTTAATTGAATGTATTGGTGGAGAAGTAGCAATCAAGGGAGATAATATTACACTCAATGCTGCCAGCACATTGAATTTAAAGTCGGGAAAAGATATTAACATCGAAGCTGGAGAAACTAGCGGACGAATTAATTTAAATGGTGGTGCTTTAAATATTAATACAGCACACCTAAACAAAAATGTTAGTGCTGTTGAATCAACAACGGGTGCTGGTGAAGTATCAAACGAACAATATCATCCAGGATCTAGTACAAGTATTAGCACACCAGGAAGCATTAAATACACAGTTAATGGTGATTATGAACTCGGTGTTACAGGAAAAGTTAGACAATTAATTACAAAAAGTTATGAGTTTAATGTTGATGGTGATTATGCTCAAGTAATTAAAGGAAACAAATCCGATAAAGTACAAGGAAAATATAAATTAGAAGTCAATGGAACAGATACTAAACCTGTTTCTTCCCAACAAGAAAATTATTTGATCAATGTTGGTGCTGGAAAAAGTAAAACGACACCATCTTATAGTGTTACCTCAGGAAGTGGAGCAAAGATATCTTCTACAACTGGAAACTTTACTGTTGAAGTTGCTAAACAAGCTGGTGTTATAGATTTATCTGAAAAAGATTTCAAACTTAATGTTGGTAAAGAAGCAGGACTATTAAAAATGGATGCTAAAAGTGTTGAATTATCTTATGGTAAAGCATCAGGATCATTAACAATGGATGCCAAAGAAGCTTTGTTATCTTTTGGTAAGACGAGTAAAGTATCAGTGAAACCAGCTATGATATCTGTAGAAGCAACTGCTATTTACCTAAACTGAAATTCATAAGTCAATTACATGAATTTGGAAAAAAAATTTCCGCCAAAAAATCTTTAAAAAAGTTGAGACAGTTTGTAAAGTGGCACAAGGGGTTGACAGATCCTCATCACAGTGCTACTATAAATACATACACAGGTCGAGGAAGTCACATGACTGTTCCAAATTGGCAACACCATAGCAAAAAAGAACAGAAAAGGCACCTCAAGCCCCAGGCTTTACGTGCTGCTAAGAAACGTAGGCAAATTATTAAGATTAAGATGCTCCAGCGAATATGAAGCGATTAACCTAGTATAATCACTTCATGGGGGTGTGATGTATGGAGCATCGTGGGTCTTATAAGCCCAAGTGGACCAGATTAGTCCCGTGTTAGGGTTCGATTCCCTACACCCCTATTGCTCCTTTAGCTATCTGGTGAAAGCAGCGAACTCATAATTCGCCTCAGGTGGGTTCGATCCCCTCAAGGAGCACCTAGGAAGATTGGCAGAGCGGTTAATGCAGCGGTTTGCTAAACCGTGAGGGTAACACCTCCGTTGGTTCGAATCCAACATCTTCCGCCAGGGTCTGTAACTCAGTTGGTAGAGTAGCGGGCTTTTAACCTGTAAGTCGTCGGTTCGAACCCGACCAGACCCATTGGAACCGTAGCTCAGCGGTAGAGCACTCGGCTGATAACCGAGCGGTCACAAGTTCAAATCTTGTCGGTTCCACTTGACAATTCTAGCAACACCTGCTATAATTGTCTCATCACCAGGGGAGGTGGTGGAATCGGTAGACACACCAGACTTAAAATCTGTTGGGCATTGCCCGTGGGGGTTCAAGTCCC